CTGCAATACCAATCCCACTATGTTCGTTCATAAGTTTACTCATGTTAAAGGCCAAACACCTGATGGTGTCATCAACCTTTGCCACACGAGTAGCAGATCTTCTGAGGACTTTTGATCCGATTGTTTGTAATTCCATTTCTATCGACCTCTACCTTATGAGTTTACTCATCCTCCCCCGCCATGTCAAGGGGCTTCTCCACAGGAAGGTCGGATTGTCGTAATATTTCTTTTTGTATTGGAGTTCCAACACTTTCGATCATTTGTTCATTACCAAACGCCCACTTTCTGAGATTTGGATCTCGCTCAATTAATATGGGTTTTTCTGGAGGATCTACCCAAGATCCACGAATCCCCATAGTGCCATCCTCAAATTCATAATAAGTTGCGTCTTTTACTATCTTTCTCTCAGTTCCACCAAGATTTTTATATGTTTCCCTATTTATATTGTTTGTTCGATCCTTTGGAAGATTTCTTTTATACTCACTCAATGCATAAGTAACATCTGCCTTAATTCTATGCTTCAATAGTTCGGGATCCTGTATTATTCTCCTATTCAAATCATCTTTGATTTCCGTAAATATCTTATTTTCATCTGGCAATTCCAGATTAATCAATCTACGAATTTCATCATAAATTTTATAAATCGTTCCCTCTTTGATTTTAATATTTTGTTTGGCCAAACTAAAGATCATCCAGCCGATCAAAGATCCGATTATAATCGTAATAATTGATCTGTGCCCAAAGAGGTTGATTTTCATTTTCTAAATTGCTCAAGTTCCGGAGGATCTCCAAGGAATATATTATCTTTAATCAAATAATATGACACCTCGTATTCATATATAGCCCGATCAACATCGGTTTCTATTCTGTAGTCAAGAAACTCCTGATGTTTGATGATATAATCATTCAAAACTTCGATTTTGAGTTGCCTTTGGACTCTATCCACCAACACCACTAGATCCTTTCTATTAACAAATGGTAAAGACGAAACAACGTCTAAAATTCCCTCAAAAACAATTCCAAATTTTGCATAATGGAAAATATCACGTGGTTGATTTCCAGACTCATAATGAAATATATTATGATCTGTCACCTTCTTTTTGAATGGATTTTTCATATTCCTCCAGAGCGGCATCTACAATTTCCTTCTCATCAATCTTAGTATTCTCGTTATTGGAGAAATCTAAAGTAATCATGGGAGCAACTACATCATTTTCATAAGAGACACTTACCCCAAGAGGATTATTTTCATGTTTTATTGAAAGTGTATTTATATCATCTAGAGAAACACTCATTCCAGCAAGATCATATTTAATATCTAACAACTCAGTCTCTAAACTCACGTCTACACTATCTTTTACAACTTCAACTGCATCAAAAAGGTTGGAATTATCCTTCATTCTTCTTAGTAGTTTGGTACAAAAAAGGGGTGGCGCCACCCCATATATTTATTAAGTTTTGTGAGACCTATTTATTTTCTTCGGAAGTTGCAAATGTTTTAATGACCTTGGGAACTTCAACTTCTTCAGTATCTTTATTTTCCTCAACCTCAACGGTTGCGGTATAGAGTTTATTTAAATACCCATATGAATAATGTGCACGTGCACCTTGCACTCCCCATCCAAGCCAACTGTAAGCATGGCGCATATATCCACCAACACTATCGCCACCTCTAATTAAAGCCGGCTCAATTCTTCTCCATTGAGGCTCTGTGACCATATATCTTAACTGGGTATCGATAGTGGAAGGATTTCCACCATATCTATTTGCAAACGATCCAAGTCCATAATAGCGATTGGAAGATGTCCACTGAATAATACCATATCCACCACTGCGACAACTTTGATATGGAATTCTAGCACCCCCCTCACACACATTGGAAACAAACATAGACTCTTGTTTGATGTTTCCCAAAATGGTTGCCAAAGCCTGACGATCTTTAATTCCACGTTCTTGAAGAAACTCAAGAGTCTTGACCTCGTTGGCATTACAATCCTTACACAATACCTTCGTAATAGTCTTTGGCTCTTCTGCAACCTTCTTTGTAGATTCTATCACATCACTAAGTGTGGTTGCATTCTTTTCTTCTTTTTTTTCACTGATCTTCATAGAGCGAAGATCTGATAAAATTTCTATAATAGATGGTTTCTTTTGTACGACAATTTCAGATTTTGCGGACACATCTCCTACTTCAGGAGCTGTTTGAGCAAGTGTTGCATCGACCTGATTTACAGAAACCAATCCCAAAAAACTAATAGACAGTAAGATTGAAGAGTTTGTTAAAAGCATGATTGTTACCTAGAACTCGACATCCGTTTTGAAAGTCACCCCTCATTTCAGAGGAACTATTCTCACGGCTCATTTGAAATATTCAGTTTTCCTCACAAACAAAAAAATAAGTGGGATAATAATATACACCCCACCGAGCACAATATTTGACTGTACACTACTATTTATCTATTGTCAAGCATAGATTTAAAGTGCTCCGGTTCAATACATAAATACTCCAGATCCGAAGTGCCATCATACTCCAACCATTCGATAAACTCATTTTCAATGGCCTGAGCATCTAAATTACTCTGATTAGGATCATTAAGAATCTCATTAATCCTAAATTCAGCCCAATCCCTTACAATGTGGCAAATGTGCCTCTCCTCATCTTGTGAGACATCAAATTCGGATTCACCAACGGTCATACTAACCTCTTTACTGGTCCCCCCTACTATAGCACGTTTGGTAAAAATTGAAAGGATGACATTAAGAACTTTTAATGCATATAAAAAAATCATAAGAAAAACAAATGAATTGGCAATATAATGGAAAAGATTATGAAGGACCATCAAAAGATGTGGAGGGATTTGTTTATTTGATTACCAATATTACTAATGGAAAGAAATACATTGGCAAAAAAAATTTTTGGACCAGAAGAAAAGATCCAAAAACAGGAAGAAGAAAGAAAAAAGAAAGCGATTGGAAATTATACTTTGGATCCTGCGATGAACTAAAGGATGATCTCAAAGCAATCGGAAGAGAAAATTTTATGAGAGAGATCTTATATATCTGTCCTCATAAAAAATCAATGTCATATTATGAAACATATGAACAGTTTAAAAGAAATGTTATAATGGACGAAACTTATTATAACACCAACATCGAAGGAAAATATTTTTCAAGCGAATGCCTATCGATCTATGGGATCGTCTCCATTAATGAATCTCTCACAACTATCATTTAAACGAATTGTAAAACGTGCTGCGTGAATATAAGATCCACGCAGTATTATTTTGGCAGACGTATACACGATAAACAATGCCAGAAGAATTTTAAAAAGAATCTGAATCAATATATTCATATTAATGCAATCTTAACTCATCAATACTATCCAAAACTTTATTCATATAATGATGTGCCAACCATTTTGAATGGGGATCGCAATTTTCCTTATCAATCTCATACTTCATTTTATTGATCTTTGCTTTAAGCGCATAAATGTCAGTAATATGAATCATGATTCCACCTCAGCATAGTAGATTTTTAGATAATCTTCTAACGAAATCTCAGAAAACAAAAAATCATCTTGTTCAGCAGCTTCTCTATAAGTTTCGTAATAATCTACTACATGATTCTCTTCATGCTGCAAATTAAAGTTTAAATCCTGCGAATGTTGATCTTGTGACATCCTGTTTGATTCCCCCAACGATGTATGATTCAACCTCAGTCTCCTGGGGAGCAACTTGAAGTCCTTTAGAGGAAATCCAATGCTCCGTCCAGGGGAGTGGGTTATTTTTTGCCGGTATGTCGTAAACTGGTTTCAGTCCAATTGCTCTAAGTCTTCTGTTTGCAATCCACTCAACATATTGCTGAAGAAGTTTATCATTCAGTCCGATCATGCTGCCATCTTTGAACAGGTAGTCTGCCCATTTCTTTTCTTCATTTACAGCTAGATCAAACATATTATATACCCAATCCTCTTCTTCTTTGGCAATTTGCTGCATTTCAGGATCATCACCCTCCTTCCACTTATTCAAGATATTCTGAGTAAGTGCTAGGTGTTGGTTTTCGTCCCTTGCGATGAGACTAATGATTTTAGCGGATCCTTCCATAAGCTTAAGTTCACCAAAGGCGAAACTACAAGCAAAACTAACGTAAAAGCGAATACCTTCAAGAATATTAACGTTTGCGATTGCTCTGTATAATTTTCGTTTGACATCGGTTAATGACTCTTTTGCATATGTGACTCCTTCAAGATTGTGCTTCCACTCATCGGTTACACCATAATAATGTGCAGAATTAATGAAGTCATCATAAGATTCTGTTACGCTTTTGGCACGTTCCAGAATCTTTTCATCCTCAATAATCGTATCAAAAATTTCAGATGGGTCTGAATAGACATTCTTTATGATGTATGTATAAGAACGACTATGAATCATTTCCATAAATCCCCATACTTCCATACATGCTTCCAATTCTGGAAGAGAACAGAATGGAATAAATGCCATTCCAGGACCACGACCCTGAACAGAATCTAGCATGATCTGATATTTCAGATTAGAAGTGTAGATATGCTTTTGTTCTGGGCGAAGTGTTTGATAGTCGCCGCGATCTTTTTGTAGGGACACTTCTTCCGGTCTCCAAAAATATCCAAGTTGTTGAGTTGTCAAACGCTCAAAAATTGGATACTTATAGGAATCATATCTCTGAACACCTAGGGGTTTGCCAAAAAACATTGGTTGTTTTTTAGTATCAACTTTTTGTCGATTAAAAACGGTCATTCCCTGAGGCATACCAACTCCTTCGTTAAAATTAACATCACTCATTTCATTACAATCCTATTTAATGAACTCAGATCTTACAACTTTCGCAATCTTCAGCATCACTATTCATAATGTCATCGATTAAACACTGTAGTGATTGTTTTGTATCAGTAACTACTTCATCGGTCTTAATATCATATGTATTTTGATAGTAAGATGTTTTCCATCCATATTTGTAAGTAGTGAGAAGATCTTTCGCCATTTCAGAAACCGGAACCTCATTATCAGGATAATGCTCAGGATTATAACTCCAATTTCCAGAGATTGCTTGATCAAAGAATTTCTGCATTACAGAAACAACATTAACATAACCACGATTAGACTCCATTTCCCACAGAAGAGTATAGTTGTTTTTAAGAGATCCATATTGAGGGACAATCTGCTTAAGTGGTCCCTTCTTACTCTTCTTAATGGACAAGTATCCTCTAGGTGGCTCAATTCCGTTTGTGGCATTTGACACAACGGAACTGCTCTCCGAAGGCATTTGTGCGGACAGTGTGCTGTGTCGCAACCCGAATTCCAGGATAGATTCTCTAAGACCTTCCCAATCATGTTGGTATTGTGTTGAGGAGATTTCATCTACATCTCTCTTATATGTATCGATAGGAAGTACACCATCGGCATACTTAGTGCGTCCAAATGCTTCACAATATCCCTTTTCTTTAGCAAGTTGGTTTGATGCCTTGAGTAGAAAATACTGGAAAGATTCAGCAAGTCCATGAACAGCGTCCCATGCCTCCTGAGAGTCGTAATTGAACCCCAGTTTGGCAAGATAGTGAGCAAGACCAATAAACCCAACTCCAAGGGATCTACGCGCCTTTGTGGCACGTTCAGCTGCCTTCACTGGGTAATTCTGATAGTCAATCAGTTCATCCAGTGATCTTACCGAAAGATCACAAAGTTCTTCCAGTTCATCATCAGACTTTACCTTACCGACGTTAATTGCGGAAAGAATACAAAGTGCAATCTCCCCCATAATATCATCAATATGTTGAAGAGGGTCGGTTGGAAGAGTAATCTCTTGGCAGAGGTTACTCATATTAACCTTGTCCTTAAATGAAGAGTGGCTGTTGCAATGGTCAATATTCATGATATAAATGCGCCCAGTTTCTGCCCTCTCCTTCAACAAGTTCAGAATTAGATGCTGTGCCTTCACACTCTTCTTAGGAACCTCTTCACAGGTCTCGTAGTGCTCGTAGAGAGCATCAAAACTATCAGTTCCAAATGCTTCATAAAGACCAGGAACATCATGTGGACTAAAGAGAGTAATGTCGCCGTCAGCAATAAAACGCTCATAAAAAATCTTAGAAATCTGAATAGAATAATCCAGTTTACGAACACGATTATCTTCAGTTCCCTTATTATTCTTCAGAACCAGAATGTCTTCTATTTCTTGGTGCCAGATTGGGAAGTGGACTGTCGCGGATCCACCTCGTATGCCATTCTGCGTGCAACATCTGACAGTTGCTTCAAACTTCTTGAGAAATGGTACAACACCCGTGTGTTGAACTTCTCCCCCTCTGATTTTGCTGTTGATGCCACGGATCCTACCAGCGTTGATGCCGATTCCCGCCCTTTGAGCAACGTACCTACCAATAGCCATGTCAGAGCTAAAGATACTATCGAGGGTGTCATCAACATCAACAAGAACACAACTAGCAAATTGTCTAATTGGCGTCCTAACTCCGGCCATAATTGGGGTTGGGATGTTGATTTTGTGTTTGGAGATTGCGTCATAATACTTCTTCACATAAGACATTCTAGTTTCTTTTGGGTACTCTGCAAAGATAGTCAGAGCAATCATCATGTACATGAATTGAGGCGTCTCATATACTCTACCAGAAGACCTATCTTGCACAAGATACTTATCCACTACCTGACGCAAACCTGCATATGTGAACAGAAAATCACGTCCATGATCAATATACGAATTGGCACGATCAATCTCTTCTCTGGAATACTTTGAGAAGATTTCATAATCATAAAGTTGCTGCATTACACATTGCTGAATGTGCACGTCCAAAGGAGGAAGTTCCTTCATTCTTCCATACAAAGACTTCCTCAAGGCAAACAAAAGAAGTCTTGCTGCAACAAACTGATAATTTGGATGCTCCAAATCAATCAAGTCAGAGGCAGAACGAATCAAAATCTCTTGAATCTCTGCAGTAGTAATTCCATCATAGAATTGAATTCCAGATTTCATTTCAACTTGACTTGCAGAAATTCCGGAAAGACCTTGACAAGCAGCATCAACCATAAGATGCATCTTTTCAAGATCAATTGGTTCAATGGAACCATTTCTTTTAACTACCTTTAATCCGTTGCTCATATTCTTTTCCAATTTGTAAACTTGACTTTTGCTTCTAATCCTTGATACACATTAGATTCTACTATAGATTGAACATCATGTCCAGATAAGACCATATCATTGATGTCCTTCTCATGAATTGAAGATGGCCAGATCACTACTTTTTCACCTCTATCGATTGCTTTGGAGATTCTGGTAGTGATGTCTCTACTGCGTGGTTCGTTATCAAAAACATAAATATAATCGCTCCAATTAAACGACCCAATATCGATATCGGCCCCGCACATAGCAACACTATTTTTAATAAATGTCGAGTCGAATGGTCCTTCGATGATATAGATGGGATCTTGAACATCCACTTGATCGTATCCGTAAATTTTTGGCGCATCTTCATCCAACATTATAGTAATGTATTTAACCTTGGAAGACTTTTGTAAAGATCTTCCTTGCAATCCGATTAGTTGGTTTTTATATATAAGCGGAATAACTATCCTCGGTTCATCATACTCAACACTATCAAAAATTGGACTAAGTGTATTGACCCAATTTTTAAATCTATCGGTGTAGAAAAATTTATCAGGATCTAGTTTTCTACTCTGAAGAAATTCTCTAGATTGACTATTTGTAGATGCCTTCGGAAGATCAACAATTTGAGTTTCAGATTTCTTAGAAAAGTCTGGTTTCTGAAACTCAAATTCAGGAGACTCTGTGGTAAAATTTCTTCCAGTATGTCCTTCTTTGAACTTTTCAAAGACATACTGTTTGTGAATATTGACATCCAATTGCTTCAAAAAATTATTGAATGAAATATTCAACCCACAATTATGGCACTTGAAGTTTGTGTTATTCTTTACTTGGTAAAGATATCCCCTCGCCTTATTTTTATTCTTCTGAGAATCCCCACATAAAGGACACCGAAAATTAAACAGGTTATTCTTAACCCGCTTAAATTTCTGAAGTCTAGAGGAGACGAGATTGATGTATTTAACATCAATAAAATCCATAATAAAGAGTTTCTGAATACATTCAGTCTAACAGACCTCTAGCGTTTGTCAAGCATTTCCTGTGCCAATTCTGTGATAATAGAAGTCCATTTTATCACAGAATTGGTGTTCTTTTGCAGCAGATATAATGAGATTGGTTTCTCAACCTTTACTTTTTTCATGTTGGCATAATGCCTATTCTTGGGATATTTATAGATTGTTCTCCCTTCGCCATCACTTCTGGATTCTTTAATTCCTCTACTTCATTCTTGTCCACCTTAGGAACAATTGGCACAACCTTTTCTATTGGAGGAGGAGTATTAGTTGGTTTGGGATTAGTATAATTTGGCCACAATTGTTGTATAGAAGCCAGTATTGTTACAAATGCTGCTACCAATCCACCAGTACCAACGATTATCCATTTAATTCTCATCAAATCTTCAAGTTTCTTGGACATATCATTTAGATCTGGAAGTTGATCAATAGTGCTTTCTAGATGATCAATTTTTTCCAAACAATAATTTATAGACTCATCATTTCTTTCACTCATATCATTAACAGTTTTGTTAATGGCATCATGATGCTTATAAAATTGATCAATCTTTTCATTATGAACCGCCAACATATTAAGGATGTTTAAATTAACATCATTAATTTTGTTAATTGCTCTTTCCAATTTATCAACGACAGCAATAAAATCCACCAATCGCTGCTCTATGATGGCGATTTTTATATCTTCGTTGGGCATAACTTTCTCCAAAACTGGTCCGGACCACACCAATTTTTTACAAAGAAAAAATAATACTTTCTTTTATTTATTGTCTAGGTATTTTACCCATTTTTTATATGTTTTTGGCACTTTGCGATAATCAACTCTTCCAGTAGCGCCAACGAATTTATCGTATCCAGCCACAGGACCACTCGAATCCGCAGATCCACTAAATCCCCCCTGAGATCCGGCGGCATTTCCCACCATCATCTCTTTAATGACTTGAATAATTCTGTCAATCTTCTTCATCTTGCTTATAGATCTGCTGTAATTGTTTATAACATTCCAAATCAATCGGAATGTCATGAAAAAAACATTTGGGATATTCTGGTATTTTGTTCAAGAACAATATAAATGTTTTTGTGGAAGACCAAAGTTCTCTTTCCAATTTGTAGAACAGCATTGGAGTTGCCGCATCTCCAAATATGTTATAGAGAATGATAAAGTGATTTATTAAAAGGTGAGTTTTTAACTCACCCGTACTCCTATATCTCTTTAATAATCTTTTAATATATTTGAAATAATTAAGATCTTTATCAAAATCCTCTTTCGTCACTGATTGAGGATTTTGATAGTGCTTGATTGCAAATAGTAGAAAATTATCACTATTCAATTCATTAAATTGCATAACAGATGTCTACAAAGATCAAGCTACGATACTGAGGACTGTTGTTCCGATTCCCACACCACTATTTCCGGTTGTTCCACCACCACCAATATTACGCAGAAGATCTGCTGTCAAGGTGCTTGTAACTCCCAGAGCTCCACTTACATCAGTAATGACTCCGATAAATCCGCGACCAATATCAATAGTAAGTCTTTGTCCAGCAGCAGTTCCGGGAGCGGTGAATGCAAATGCAACTCTATTAGTGATCTGTCCGTTATAGTTGACAGATTCTCTTAAACCGACTCCATTTATATGGTTATAAACTGCACCAACACCAAATGATCCAGCAGTAGCGACAATCGAAGTTCCGCCAGAAAGCTGAAGATGCATTGTTGCGCCAGCAGAACACCATACCAGCTCATTAAACACCAAGTGAACATATCCAGTTGCACCTGTGCTAATTCCCGATGTTCCACCACCAACAAGACTGATAATTGATGACTTATTTGGATCTTCAAAAAATACAGCAACTGGTGTTGCTAATCCAAGTCCAGTTTCATTTGCCGCACCACTATTGGTGTTCAGACCAACAACTGGAACAAGAACTTCATCGTAATAATTCTTTGATAGTCCTGAATGCTCATCAGAACCATATCTTCTATAAACCCAACCACGCTCATCAGCAAAACAATTCCAAGGCGTATTTGTCCTGTCGTATTCGTTCAAATGCTTTGGAAGCGCATAATTATTTGCTTGTGTTTCAGTGGTTGTTGAAATACCCCAGAGAGCCATTTTGCTTACCTTTCTATAAAAATTTTTGTGCTAAGAATATTTATAAAAAGAGGAGATCAAAGATCTCCCCCATGGTTATACCCAAATAACTATATCAAGGTGTTGGATCTACAGCACCTTTGCCCTTCAGAACTTCCTGAACTCTCAGAAGAATGAAGGAAGCAATACCATTAGCCTTAACTCTTGGCCAAGCACCAAGAAGTTCAGAAAGAATAAAGGCTACGGTTGCAAGTGCTGCCTGATTTGCATGAACCCATGCAAGAATTGCTGCGAGTTCCATAGAATTAACCTCCAATAGATTGGATATCCATTATTATTTATCTTAAATTCATTGTTCAATCAAATCTAGAGCTCTGCATCTCCTGAGATCTCTTAGAAGCAGCACGGCGCATTGCTACCTTTTGAGCGGGAGACTGTGGACCACCCCACTCACCAGCCTTAGGAGGCTTCTTGCCGGGTTGCTGTTTACGCTGCCCTGCAGGGCGACCACCTTCCATACCACGGATGGTTTTTTTCACACTCTGATATGCTTTATCC